CTAACTTCTATAAAGTCAACGTCTTCTGAAGTAAGACTGTTGTTACTTTGTTCTGTTGCAGATTCAAGCACCCAAAGTGTGAAACGTTTACCTTGGTTACTGCTAAAAAATAATTGTTTCATTGGTGGAATATATCTGAAAACGATTAGACTTGCTTTGTAGTTTCACAATGCAAGCTGCTTATTGAGCATCTAAAGGGATTTGATTGTTCGCTATTAAGCCCTTGAAGTTGTAGAGGACTTTAAGGGTTTTTTAGTGTCTATCTATTTCTCCAGTCTTGTCTTCTTTGAGGAGAATTTAATGATGCCAATTCTTGTTCAATTGCATTTAACCGCCTAAATATTTCAATCAATTGCTTCTCTTTTATATTTTGGTTATTCATGGCTGTCATTAAAACAGCCGTAGCACTTGCGCCAATAACAGCAGCTATAACTTCAGGCATTTACATTAGGCCAGGTTCCCTGCTGAATCTTAATCCATGCTTTCTGGGCGGCGATCATATCAGGCTTTGATGTGTCTGGATCGTTAAGTATGCTCCATAATTCAATTCTCTTATTTATAGATTCAACGCTTATTCCATAACTTTTAGAAATCGTCTCTTTCTGCTCTTGGCTTAGGAATTTCATTACTTTTTAAGCATTTGTGTCTAATGTAGACGTGTTTACTAGTTTTTCTATGGATGCCAAAGAAAAAGTCAAAAGCCAAGACACCGACAACAAAGAAAAAGACAAAAAAGGGGTACTAAATAAACTTCAAGAGATTACTCCTGATAAAGAAGAACAGATCCAAATCATAGGTGTAGCAGTGCGTTTGGGCATTGTTGTGTGGTCCGGATTCTGCTTAACTTTGGCGTACGTTGATTTACCTGGATTCAAAAAACAAACATTTGATCCAACTTTTATAGCTTCGATTTTTACATCAACATTAACAACTTTTGGCGTTCAGGCAGCATCTAAAAAAGGCGGGAACGGAGTCAGCAAGGAGGATATAGAGAAAATGATCTCTTCAAATAGTGCAGGAGTTCAAACTATTAGAGTGGAGACACCTTTAAAAATTACAGGAGCAGAAGTTGTTAAAAAGACTGATCCATTAACAAACAGAACTATTGATCCTCAGAGTGGGAGGTTGACATGATGAGTGAAGATCTTTCGATTGATGCAAGACAAGAAACTAGAATTGTCTGCACCGAAATGAAGCTCAAAAGAGCAGAGGAAAAGATAGGCGATTTGGAGGATAGAGTTAGACAATTAGAAAAAAGAGTATTCCAAGCTGCTGCAGTGGTTAGTGCTGCTCTGGCATTATTAGGATTACTAGCACAGATTTCAAAAGCCTACTTATGAAACGCTTCCTTTCCCTATTGCTTTTATTAGCAGCTCCAACAGCACAAGCTGACATCAGCATCAAGCACATAGCCTCAACAAGCTTAAAAGTTGATGGGGCAGCAGCTCAAGCTATCCGAGTTCCAAGCTCTTACGCTGTCTCTGGTAACAACATGAAAGTTACTACTGGCGAACATTTCGGCAAATTAATTGCTCCTACAGCAAGCGCAAGTGCTCTTTTGGATGTTGGTGTTATGGAGGTCAATACTGTAGGCAGTGCTTTCAGTTTTAACGAATCGTGGATTGGTGGTGATGCCCCTGTGGCAATAGGAAGTGGTGTTGATGTTTCTGGAGGAGTTGTTGCAGACATGCCAGCTTTCGGCAACGTAACAGTTAGCTCTGGTGGAGTAGCTGGAAATTTACAGGGCACAGTCCTTAGCTCTGGTTTAGCCACCGTTCAAGCGGGAGGGGCGGGTACAGTCGGAACGGCTCAAATTTCAACAGAAATTACCGTTAAATGATACTTAATGAGTAAAATATATAAGTTATTACTGTTTATATCCGTTGCAGGGACTAGCGTTTCTGCTGTTCCCGTTGTCCCTACATTTTCTACAGGGACTTTAAATTCTCGGCAAGAAACTAAAACTGTAGTAACTGAAACTATAACTTCGGTAGATCATCGATCAGGATATGAATACGTGGTTTCTGGTCATAATATCGA